TGATGCTTTTCACTATTGGGGTCATAGACTTGGCTACGATTGCTGGAAGGATAAACAATTTATGCGGGAGTTCCTTCGGGATAACCCAGAATGTGCGGTGCGGAATTATGTCAAAAAGACAGTAGTCCAAGGCACAGTATTCGGTGCTGACGGATTCATTACCTAATGCGTACCACAGAATTTTCCCAAATCCTATTTGAGTCGTTGCAGTATAGCGGTAACGACAGACACAATATCAATGATGAGACATTTGCACAGTTTAGAGACTTTGCATCTGCTCGTATGCGTGAGGTTTGGGAGTCGCAGGAGTTCCCAGACCTAATCAGACTTACTACATTTACAGCAACTACTGACACGGCTGGTGTTAATTACTTTGTTCCAATTACTAGTGCTGGTGAGATTCTAGGTGTATTTGACAAGAATCCTCAAATCACATCTAGAGCACTTGAACTTAAATATGAGATTTATGACCTAGGTACATCCTCAAGAGTCATTCTTCCTAGTGGTCTATTTACGGCTGGTTTCTATTCTTATAGAACTAAGTTCATTCCCCTTACTGGCACAATCTGGAAAGACACAGATGTGTACTACCAGAATGCACAGATTTATTTTGACTCTGGCTCCGCTACTGGCACTTATGTTCCTGTAACTGGTAAGCCTCACAGCGGTGATTTCTACTACTGTACCATTAGTTCTACCAACGCTGGCTCTAACCCCAGCAATAACCCTACCCAATGGACAAAGATTTCAATTCCTTACATCTTTGGCAATTATATGGCTTGGGGGATGGCGGCTAATTTCCTAATCTCTGAAGGCAAGATTCAAGAAGGTGCTGGTCTTGAACAGAAGGCTGAAATGATGATTGCCATTGAAGTAGACAAATATTGCAGACAGCAAAATCAAACACGAAAAATCAACTTTACTAACCCATACGCTTAATGTCCTCCTCCTATATTAACTTCTCCTCCCCATCCGTAAGAAAGATGGCTCATTCGGACATCACTATGTCCGCTACGCCTAATACGGTTGTAGAAATCCTTACCCCTCCTGCTCTTCCCACCAGAAGAACAATGGTGTTTATCCAGAACAAGTCTGCTACTGCCAATGTGACTATCATCTTTGATAGTGTTGGCTCTGTTGGCATTCTTGTTCCTCCGCTCAGTAACATTAACATTGATAACTACAACGGTACTGTCAGATGCAGTTCGTCAGTTGCTAGTACTGTCGTTCACCTCGCTTACGCACAGGTCTAATGGGAATCTCTGCTTCAGTTGGTACTCAGATTCCTACAAATGTTGTAGAAGTAGGAACAGAAATTACGCAACCTTCTCTGGATGCCATTAGTTCCGCACCGTCTGCTACATCAGTAAACAGGTTTGTTGTTCTTAACGACCTTGTTGGTAAGGCTAATCTGTCTGGTGCTACTTTTACTGGAAAGATTAACGCTACACCTGTTGGCGGTGCATCTGGAGTTAACATTGGCATTGGTGGAACTGGAGTTACTTCTGTTACTGCTGGAGACTTGTGGATTTCTACTGGAGGAAGTAGTATTAACTACAGAGATGGTCTTGGCACTTGGAGAACCTGTTCTTCGAATACGATAGCAAATCTATTTACTGCCGTTCAGTCCATTGAAGTAACTGCTACTACGCCAGCCCTTCGTGTAATCCAGAAAGGTACTGGTAACGCTATTGAAGTTGAAGACCAGTCTCCAGACTCTACAAAGTTTATCGTAGACCAGTTTGGCAAGGTTGGCATTGGCGTTGTGCCAGATGCTAATGCGTGTCTAAAGGTTGATGCTAATGGCATTATGTTTAATGACGGAACGGTGCAGTCCACAGCGTCTCAAGGCGTTGCTGGACCTGCTGGACCTGCTGGAGCCGATGCAACTGCGTGGGTATACAAGGGTGCTTACGATGGTGGTTTGACTTATCAACCTAATGACTTTGTCACACTTGATGGTTCAAGTTATGTGATGTACAATTTTATTGGTGCAGGTGGTTATGCCCCTCCTAATTACCCTGCTAGTTGGCAGTTGGTTTCTGCGGTTGGAGCACAGGGTCCGCAGGGAAATGATGGTCCGCAGGGCAGTAACGGAAATGATGGTGGCAGTTTCTCCGATGCCCCTTATGACAACAGTCCTTACATTCGCTATAACCAGACTTGGTCTCCTCTTTCTAGTTGGGACCAGACAGGTGGTGGCATTGGCGATGCTCCGCAGGACAACAATTACTATGTTCGAAAAGATGGTAATTGGATTCAATGCTATACTACCAATCAGTATGGCTACAATGTGCTTTATATTCCTTAATCTATGACCTCCATAATCATTCTTCTCATTACCCACACAGCATTCCTTGTTGCTGGCATTTGGATTGGCGTTAAGAACGCTGACTCTCAGACCATCAGCAAAGGTAAGGCACTTCTTAACGCCTTGAAGAAGGGGGACTAATGCCCATTGAGTATAAGAAAGATGGGGATATGGGTTTTACTGGCTTAAACAGCCGAGACAATCCATCTCATCTTCAGCAGGGTACTGTTACTCAGTCCCAAAACTTTCGTCTAGATAGAGGTGTAGCGACAGTTCGAAAGGGTACTCAGCGTCTTACGCTTGGCGATATCATTGGCAAGACCGTGTATGGCTGTGGCTCTTATCTGGACAACACAGCACAGGAAGTAATTGTCCTAATTACAGGTTCTGTTATTGGCGGTGTTTTTACTAATGAACTTTGGACATACAATCCTCAGACATCTGGTATTTCTGGTCCAATTTCTTTTGCTGGAGAGACTATCACTACAAGTGATGGCTGTGAAGTTTGTTATGCAATGGAGAAGGTATTCATTACAAGAGGTCATACCAAGAGACCTCTGATTTGGGATTTGGCTAACGCTATTACTCCATTTGGTACATATGACCCAGCGGAAACAAATATTGCACACCAGCCAGAAGGCTACCAGTTCCCCAACTGTAACGGACTTCTCTATTACGCCAATAGACTAATTGCTACTGGTCAGCATTACCTAAGCGAAGGAAGGTCTAATTATGCTGTTAGCGTTGGTAACTATCTTGAGCATCTCAACTGGGATGCCCTTGATGAGTTCCTGTTTAACCAAGGTGGCAATGACGAAGTGGTGGCTATTACCCCTTGGACTCTTAACGAGTTTCTTGTATTCCTTAGAAATAGCATCTTTTATGTAAACATTGGTCTTGGAAGATATGCTACTGGTGATGGTCTTTCTACGACATCTTTCATTAAGTCTCTCGTCACAGATACAGGCTGTCTTGCAAAGAGAACAGTAGTCCAAGCCAATGGTGGTATCTTGTTCTTGTCAGACAATGGCGTGTACTTCCTACAGCCTCAGAATAACTCGTCCAATGACTCTGTTAGGCTTCTGACTGTTGCTGAACCTCTGTCTGCACAGATTAACGATGTCATCCAGACTATCAATAAGGTTACTGCACACAGGTCTGTTGCTATTTACTTTAACAACAGATACTACCTTGCCGTGCCAATTGGTACATCTGAAACAAACAACTGCGTTCTTGTTTACAACTTTATCCTAAAAGCGTGGGAGTCTGTTGATACATATCCTGCTGGCTTTGATGTGTTTAACTTTATCGTATGCAAGCGTAACAATGAAAAGCGTGTATTTGTTGTAGATACAAATCAAGGCATCTTTTTGATGGATGAACTTAACTACGATGAGTATCAAGACTGGGCAATTGGAGACCCTAACCAAGGTACTCCTATCCTTCCATTTAAATGCGGTCTAGGAATTGAGGCTAAACTTGATGAAAGTTCTTTCCCTAAGAATAAAATCACAGGCATTCTTCAGACAAGAAGATACAACTTTGAAAGTCTTGGTCAAAAACGATTCAGCACAGTCGAAGTTGAAATGGTATCTGAAGGTTCAAGTAGCGTAAAAACAGAGGCTATAGTTACTAACCCAGACTCTTCTACTGTAATTGAGTCTTTCTCTTACCAATCTACCGAGGACTCTATGAGACGAAATCCAATCAGAAAAAACGGCTCTGGTATCCAATTAAAATTTACATCCGATAATGATAGACCTACGATTCGCTCTAGTTTCGTATACGCAACTATCTGGGAACAAAATAACAGAAGCAAAAAATAACTTATGGCACAAATTAAACGAGGAGACACATTTGTTGACGGTCAACAGGTAACTGGTGACAGGCTCAACAATCACATTAACAACGCTAGTCTTGATGACGATGCAATCATTGGACAGACTACGCTTCCTGCAAACACAGTAGCAACAGGTGACTCGTTCTTGATTCACGATTTGTCTGCTACATCGCCTCCTACCAAACTTAGGAAGATTACGGCTACAGGCTTTCTTAACAGTCCGCTTACCTGTTCGTTTAATCTAGCAGGACAGGCTCTTAAGGATATCACCCTTGCTCCTAACGCTGGAACTATTGTTACTCTTAAGACGATTTCTCCTACAACTGTTGGCGAAATTACAACCGTAAAAATTGTGTCTGCTGGACACGGTCTTGTTGCTGGTCAAGTTATCACGGTTACTGCTGGTCCTACTGACTTCAATGGAACTTGGGAAATCTCTTCTGTTACACCAGATGAACTTAACTATGTTCTGTTTGCTAAGTCTATTCAAGGGTCTGGAACTTGTTCGTATGTTAAGGCTCCTAGTGTTCTTTCTGCTAGTAACATTTCTATTACAGGCGGTCTTTATTCAGATGGAATCAACAAGTTTAACGGTGCTACACAATGTATGGGTAATCTTGTTACTGAGTCTGCCCTTACTGCTAAGGGTGTCTGTAATTTTACAGGTACTGTACAGTTCAAGGGTACTCCGATTTTTGGTCTATACTCTAAAGTAACTACTCCTCTTTCCAATGTTACTCTGCTTGGAACGGACAGCGTTTATCGATTTGCGGCTTGGTCTAATAACTGGATGAACTTTGGTAAAGTTACTTATACTGAAGATTTTGTTGTTCCAGATGAAGAGACTTGGGAAGTACATCTTGTTTCTTCGTTGTATAATAACATTGCTCCGGGGGCTGGCA